ATTCTTACCCACGGTCTTGTGCACGGTATCAACGTGGGCCACAAACAGTGTGCGGTGTGTCTTGTCCAAGCGCAGGTCAACGTGCATGTTACCCACAGCGTCCACATGCCAAGTGTTGGCAGGGAACTTAGTCTGTAGCCACGCGCTGAAAGCTGCCGTGCCTGTCGTTGCATGGGGTCGCTTCGTGCCCAGTGCTTTGTGTAACACTTGATAAAGTGTTTTGGTGTTGATCTTGGTAGGTTCAAATGACATGGTAATTTCCTTATGAGTGTGGGTTAGTTTTTCCTCCGGTAGGAAAAGTTCGGTTGGTTGGGTCGGTGTTACGCGTCCTCGGTCACACGGTTGTGGGGTGCGTCCTCGTGCTCGTCGTCGATGTGCCATGTGTCGCCTGTGTCAGGGTCATAGGTTGTGTTGTCAATGTGTGCGTACTCCCCCTCGTATCCCCCTGCTGTTATGGTCACGATGTCGTTGTCATGCAGGTATCTGTCGTGGTACCACTCACCATCAACTTCCACTGCATCGTCGCCATGCACGTAGTACCGATCGCTGTTGCGTCCATAGACTTCCGTGTAGTTGTGATCGCAGCATGGGCCTACCCATGAATCGCTGTGCCATCCAACATGGATACCCTCGTTTTCATAGGTGTACTGCCTGTGTATGGCACCGCAATGAGAGCATTCATATCCACCACCTTGCTCGTTGCTGTATCCGTTGGTGTTGGTGCACTCGTAGGTGTCGTCGCTCTCGGTTGTGATATACCCATCCCCATCCACATACTGTGATTCACCGTCCAAGTAAGGTGCGATCAACTGTCCACCACCCGCATCAATGATCGCAATCTGTGCATGGACTCGATGCCAACCGCGAACCTTCTCGATGCCCTGATCCTTGAGCCATGACTCAAGTGCCTCATCGCTGTGGCTGTATCCACCACGTGGGCATTTCTTATAGGACCGCACAAAGCCCGTGCAGTCGCCATCCCCATACACCCAACACCTACCGAGCACATCACCCGTAGGCCCATAACGCACAGCCAAGCGCCAACCCAACTCAGGGCAATACACCCGATAGGGGTGCTCGTCGTAGCTTGCCCACTCACCCTCTTTGCTCATGCACGATGTGGGGCCGTGAATCACGGCACGATAGATTTCATCAGGGTCGGTTGTGAACCGCATCTCGTCGGGCTTGAGTCTTGCTGCGATGTCACGCAGCTCGTGGTCACTGATGATTGCAGGGCTGTAGAATTTCCGCACATACCGACCAAAGTTTGTGACCGTTTGACGGTCGGCAATACCCTTACCCTCGTCTTGAGTGTAAGCAACTTTAGTTTGATCAGACTTGCTCATGTGCGGCCATTGTGCACAAAGCTCGATGACCGGCCCAAGATCGGGCGCAGCCTTCTCAAAGATGAGAGAATATATTGCGTGATGTATGGGGTTACGCATTTGCTCCCTACGATGCCACTCGCGTGTACCGTACAGAATGTGTGCAAGGGTTTCAACGGTGTTGAGCTGTTCTTCCATGATACTCTCCTGTAAAGATTTCCTACGGTAGGAAATTGTTGTGGTGCAAGGCGCACCATAAGGGGCACGGTTGCCCATGCCCTATGTGCTACGTCCTGTTATGTGTCCTCGATAGTCTGTTTCTCGTTTCTGCATGTGCAAGCAGTGGGGGTTCCCCAGTGGTTCAACGAAGGCGCAGGGGCGGTTGCCAACCACCAAAAAACTCACAAGCCCTCATCGAGTAAATCGAGCTTGTATGGCTGAGCCTTATGTCCGGTACTGTCGAAGCTGAAGCGTGTGATGCAATGGCTTTTTACTCAGGGGCGGGGTAGTGGACACTACCTAATTTATTTTCCTACGGTAGGAAAACTGGCGTTGGTTGGCTGGGTGTGGTTGCTACTCGGTTCACAATTCACACGGCGCACTTTTAGACTGCTGCCACGCAGTTTAGGTTGCTGTGTCCATGTCCGCTCGTCGCGAGCAGGGTCATACGCGGGCTATCTGGCCTACGGACTTGTTTAGGTTGTTAAAGATCGGGTGATTTTCCTACGGTAGGAAAACCGCTGTAGTGGACTTGTCCGACTACAGCCATAAGTATACTACAAATGGTAGGGGATGTCAAGTTGAGAATTTTGGTGGTTTGTGGTGTCAGGAAGTATTTGTGGCTATTTGTAAGTAACTGTGGCTATTTGTGGCTGTAATGTAGCACAGTAAGTGTTTGATTTTTGGGGGGTTTTTGTTTGTACCCTCAAAAACGGGGTTTTGGGGGTTTTGAGGCTAAAACGAACGAAGATTTTTGAATTTTAATGGGGGGGCGCTAAAACCCTGCACAAATCCGAGCCACGAATGAGTTTTTCACACGTTTACATATACTATTATAAAGTGATAGTGATAGTAATATATATAAGTAAATGTCATTATATACATTTATCATCTGCTTGCATAAACTATCATATTGATAAAGTGGAGATTGTGGGTATTTGTGGCTATCATATCGTGATTTGTGGTTGAACTATGCCACATTAGGTTTTAGTTCAGTCTGGTGCGTAAACCTAGCAAAACTTCCTACGGTAGGAAATCCTGCGTCATCTGCTGCACGAAAATCGACGCGCCGCTGCTCTTTGTCACTACTATCCACATGCACTATATTTCCTACGGTAGGAAAAGTCTGGTCACATGCAATATAGTGCAAGTTGTAAATTCCGAAAACGCGCCGCTGCTCTCGGTCACTACTATCAAAGGGGGGTTGACATATCGCGGGAAAACCGTTATGCTGCTCGCAGCATAACGCCAAGCCCAAGTTTTCCTACGGTAGGAAATTATAGGTTCTAGAATGTAAAACATACAGGCGAAAAAAAACCCGCCTTTCGGCGGGTTAGAATTTCATACAGTAGGAAAATTATGCTTCCCCATGCATTGCAAGGTAATCCTCAAATGCGTGGACTAGACTCTCATACTGCGCGTCTTCGAATGCCAATTCCATCCACAGTAAAACCTCACGGAATGGCACACCATCATCGTACTTTGCAACCTTGGCAAGCATTGCACTGAATTCTTTTTCTTCCCTTGTTTTCTTTCCTTTCCTATGCTTATTCCAATCCGCCGGAATCCTGCCAGTGCTGATTGCATCCCGCAATGTAGTTAAATAGTTATTGGCCGTCTTTGGGGCTATCCCTGCGCCTATTAGCCCATCATAGAACGCAGTGGCTAACGGGCAAGCTTTGGCAGGGTTTTTGTCGTTGCGTCTGCCAATAACCACACCAGCAGAATGAAGCTTAGGGATTTCAACTTTCGCAACGTCTAAACAAGCTTGCCTCGCCTTTGATTCCTCCGCTACTACAGCAGAAAGCTTGCCTATGCTTTCCAATTGTGCAGCAGGGGATAATTCAACGACTACGGCTTTTGAGGGTTTTTTACTATTAGCACTCATAATATGCTCCAAAAGTTAGAACGGTTGTACACGGCAATATTGCCGTGAGCCTCTAGCTTAACACAATCCCATCATGCTCTGCTAAGTTATGTCATCGCCTACCATGTGAAAACATCCTACAGTAGGAAAACCCCAAGGCGCGACCCCACCGTACCCCGACCCCCCCAACAGCGGCTAGGTACCATGGGCGTGCTGCGTGCTGCTATTTCGCACGAATCCCTACCCCCCTTTTAAATTACGCTAGCAAAATGCTAGTAAGACCACATTTATTTTTACTTTAACCAGTTAGCCCCCTACCTCTAAATTTTTTACTCTGTTACCCCACCCCTTCAATATAGGAACACCCCCCCGTTAGGAGTCCCAACCTCCTTGCTAAAATAAAAAATTGTGTGTAAAGTTATGGCATCTTTATTCACTCGGTGCCTTTATTCCCGTGATGAATTGTTTACCTGACACTGGCGTACCCCTATTTATACCGGATAACATTCCGTACAAAGACCTCTATGCTGTGGCTAAAGCCGCATGTGAGACTGTTAAGGTATTGAAAAAAACAGGCTTAAAAGTTAAGCCAACATCAGCAGACAGGGTCGCTGCTGAAAAAACACTCCATCAAATTGCCGACCCGTCTTTGAGCAACAAAAAAACCAAGAACCAAATACAGAATCTCCCCCAAACAACGGGCGGTTTGATGCATTTGGAAGAAATACTGGGCGAATTTGATAAAAAAGTGGTCCAATCGGCAGTGCAATTACGTATTTACGTAACCAATAGGCTTATTAAAGAGAGTGCAGACCCCGACCCCAAGATAAGAATCCGTGCATTAGAGCTTTTAGGGCGTATTTCTGATGTTGGATTGTTTACAGATCGCACAGAATTGACCATAACTCACCGTGCAACTACCGACTTGGAGTCAAAATTACGTGAAAAGCTACAAAAACTTCTTGAGGACGCCCCCGCAATTGTTAAAACCAGCGATGATGTTATTGATGTAGACGTTGAACTGGGTGTAAATGGAGAAAATGCAGCGTATGGGGTTATACAATGAGTTTGATGACGCTTACTGAAGCGGAAATTATGGTTTTAATGAAAAACCTGCATAATTTTTCTTTAGAAGAGCAAGAAGAGATTGAACAAATAGCCGACGAGCTAGCTAAACGTAAGCAGTCGGCTGCTTGTCGTAATGACTTAATTGAATTTTGTAAATATATGCAACCTGACTATAAAGTTGGAAAGCATCACAGGATTTTGGCTGATTTATTGATGAAAACTGCCTTGGGGTTAGAGGATAGGGTGTGCGTTAATATCCCCCCACGCCACGGTAAGAGCCAGCTTGTATCTATTTATTTTCCCGCATGGTTTTTAGGAAAGTTTCCTGATAAGAAAATTTTAATGGTGTCGCATACAACCGATCTTGCCGTAGATTTTGGACGAAAAGTTAGAAATCTGATAGCCAGCGATGCGTATAAAAACATTTTTCCGACGGTTGATCTTGCGGCTGACTCAAAGTCTGCGGGCCGATGGAATACCAATTCTGGCGGTGAGTATTTTGCCTGTGGTGTTGGTTCTGCTTTGGCTGGGCGCGGTGCTGATTTACTCCTGATTGACGACCCACATAACGAACAAGACATTATTAATGGCAACTTTGATGTATTTGAAAAAGCTTATGAGTGGTATACCTTTGGTGCGCGGACACGCTTGATGCCGGGAGGGCGGGTAGCAATTGTGCAAACCCGCTGGCATATGGATGACCTGACGGGTCGTGTTACTCGTGATATGGCTAATTCGGAGTTAGCCGATCAGTTTAGAATAGTTGAGTTCCCCGCTATATTTAACTCAGATACTAATGACGAAAAACCCCTGTGGCCCGAGTTTTTTGATTTAAAAGCATTACACCGTACAAAGGCTTCCATGCCGCTGTTTCAATGGAACGCCCAATACCAGCAAAATCCCACGGCTGAAGAAGCTTCTGTTGTAAAGCGGGAATGGTGGAAAGTATGGAAAAAAGAAGAACCGCCCGATTGTGATTACATCATACTTACGTTAGACGCCGCCGCCGAAACACATAACCGTGCTGACTTTACTGCGATTACTGTATGGGGGGTTTGGAATAATGAGGACGAGAAAAACTACAACATCATCTTGCTCAACGCGATTAAAAAACGAGTTGAGTTTCCTGACCTTAAAGATCTTGCAATGGAACAATGGCGGGAATGGGAACCCGATGCGTTTATTGTTGAGAAAAAAGTTTCTGGTACGGCACTCTACCAAGAGTTTCGTCGCATGGGTATCCCGGTTCAAGAGTACACACCCCATCGAGGTACGGGTGATAAACTGGCGAGGCTAAATTCAGTAGCTGATATTATTAAACAAGGACTAGTGTGGGTGCCTGAAACACGTTGGGCAGAAGAAGTGGTAGAAGAAATTGCTGGGTTTCCATTTATGAGCCATGATGATTTGGTAGATACCACAACAATGGCGCTTATGCGTTTTAGGCAAGGTGGTTTTTTACGACTTCCAAGCGACGAACCCGACGATCAGAAGTATTTTCATGGTTTTCGTGGGCAAAAACGCGGTTACTATTTAGGATAAAAAATGGCTATTGATCCTGAAAAATACAAACATCTAACATCCGACAATAAATCGTTGAAGGTTGATTTTCGCCCTTTGAACTTTGATAAGTTGCTTGCTGCAAAAGCGGTTAGAGTGACCAACCAAGGCAATCAATCGGGCGGTTTTAGCAAAGACCCTGCAATAGGATTTTCTTTAGTGTCTGGATACAACGATGAAATTGGCGATGGTGGTGGAACTGCACAATGGCCCGACAACCCAAAGTTTTACAACGTCGTAAAAGAGATGATGACTGCCAGACCTCACGACATAGGCACCCATAAATACTTACAGATTATTCAATCTGCTAAAGACATGGGGTTAAAAGATGAAGATATATTTTTACCCGTTCAGAATAAAATCCCTATGCCTGTAGATTACAGGTTTGGGGGGCAAACGTCGTTAATTTAGGATAAAAAATGGCTATTGATAAAGCACTGTACGCAGCACCCCAAGGGATTGACAGCCTTTCAACCGAAGAAGCCCCTATTGAGATTGAAATTGTTAATCCAGAAGGCGTGTCAATTGGTATTGATGGGGTTGAGATTGATCTGATGCCAGAAAGCGGTGGAGGAGAAGAGGAGTTTGATTCTAATCTTGCCGACTACATGGATGACTCAGAGCTTCAAAAAATTGCTGGCGACATTATGGAGTTAGTTGAAGCAGACATTAACTCCCGCAAAGATTGGATTGATACTTATGTTAAGGGGCTTGATGTTCTTGGGTTGCGCTATGACAACGTGACAGAGCCTTGGGATGGTGCTTGTGGTGTGTTCTCCACACTGCTTACCGAAGCGGCAATTCGCTTCCAGAGCGAATCAATTATGGAGACTTTCCCCGCTGATGGACCTGTAAAAACTAATATTATTGGTGCATCCAGTCCTGAAATTGAAGAGGCGGCTAAACGTGTAGAAGCTGATATGAACTATCAGCTAACAGACAAAATGCCTGAGTACCGTTCGGAACATGAACGTGCGTTATGGGGTGTGGCGTTAGCCGGTTCATCATTCAAAAAAGTCTATTACGACCCGTCACTTGAGCGGCAGGTGTCCTTCTATATACCCGCCGAGGACATAATCCTACCGTACGGCGTAACAAATATCAGACGTACAGACCGCCTCACGCATGTGATGCGGAAAACTAAAAATGATATTAAACGCCTGCAAGTCAGTGGTTTTTATTGTGATGTGGATATTGGTGAACCCTACGCTAACCAGACTGATATTGAGAAAGCCAAGGCACAAAAAGAAGGTGTTGAGCAAACCAAAGATGAGCGGTATCAGATATACGAAGTGCATATTGAGTATGACTTGCCCGGATACGAAGAAGATTTACCGTTGCCCTATGTCATTACCATTGATAAGGGAACTAATAAGGTTTTAGCAATTCGTCGCAATTATAAAGAAGACGACCCACGCAAAGCAGCAAGACAACACTTTGTACACTACATGTATGTTCCCGGTTTTGGGGCTTATGGCTTTGGGTTGATACATATTATTGGTGGCTACGCCACAGCAGGCACCATGCTGATTCGTCAGTTGGTTGACGCGGGTTCTTTATCTAATCTTCCGGGTGGTTTGAAATCCAGAGGTCTGCGTATCAAAGGTGACGATACGCCGATTGCTCCCGGTGAGTGGAGAGATGTGGATGTTCCGGGTGGTGTAATCAGGGACAATATCTTACCGCTGCCGTATAAAGAACCCAGCCAAACACTCCTTGCACTGTTAAACCAGATCACCGAAGAAGCGCGAAGACTCAGTGGTATGGCTGATATGAAGATCAGCGATATGTCGAGTCAGGCTCCGGTGGGTACCACCCTAGCTCTCTTGGAGCGGCAGTTAAAAACAATGGGTGCAGTACAAGCTCGCATCCATGCAGCGATGAAAGAAGAGTTCAAGCTGCTCAAAGAAATTATCAGAGAATACACAAGTCCAGACTATAGTTATGTACCCCAAGATGGCACACCACAGGTTAAGGCTGAGGACTACGATGTAATTGAAGTAATTCCTGTATCCGACCCTAACGCTTCAACAATGGCCCAACGGGTTGTGCAGTATCAAGCTGCCTTACAGCTTGCTCAGGGTGCGCCCCAGCTTTACGATCTTCCACGGCTTCACAGGCAGATGTTGGATGTACTTGGTATTCCTAATGCTGACAAACTTGTACCGCTGCCTGATGACCAGAAGCCTAAAGATCCAATCACTGAAAATATGAACGTGCTTAAAGGCACACCGCTGAAAGCGTTTATTTATCAGGATCATCAGGCGCATATCACAACGCATATGACCTTTTTGCAAGACCCAAGCATTATGCAGACTATTGGGCAAAACCCGATGGCGCAGCAGATGCAGGCTGCAATGATGGCTCACGTTGCTGAGCATTTAGGATTTAGATATAGGCAAGAGATTGAACAGCGTGTGGGTGCACCGCTACCGGGACCGGAGCAAGATATTTCTGAAGCCGAAGAACTTGCAATGGCTAAATACGTAGCAGAAGCAGCGCAACAAGTGTTGCAAATTCATCAAGCCCAAGCTGCTCAACAACAAGCTCAAGCAATTGCTCAAGATCCTCTGGTTCAGATGCAGCAACAAGAACTTCAGATTAAAGGCATGGAGCAGCAGCGCAAAGCTGCTAAGGATCAAGCCGACGTTGCGCTTGCACAAGGCCGACTGCAAAACGAGAAAGAACGTATACAGCTTGAAGCACAGAAAGAAAACATTCGACTGCAAAGCCAAGATAAACGGGATGATAAAAAGATCCAAGCCGACTTACTTAAATCTGCAATGAAGCGGGGTAATCAATAATGGCAAATGAACGGATGATACTTGACCATTTATTTAATAAATTAAAAGAACGCGAACGTGAAGTAGGTGAGTCTATTGCCGAAGGTGGATGTAAAGATTTTGCTGAATATAGGAATTTGTGTGGCGTTATCCAAGGTCTGCGCCGTGCAAGAATAGAAGTTCAAGACCTTGTGCAACGGTATGAGGAATTTGAGAATGACTGAACTAGAAGAAGCGCAGGAAAAAGCTAAACAATTGCCGCATGTTAAAGGGTATAAAATTTTATGCGCCCTACCAACAATTGAAAACAAGTTTGACAGCGGTATTATTAAAGCTGATGCAACATTAAAGTACGAAGAGTTATTAAGCAACGTGCTTTTTGTCGTATCACTGGGTGATATGGCTTACGCTGATAAGAATCGTTTTCCAACAGGACCGTGGTGCAAACCGGGGGATCTTGTGATTACTCGCGCTAACACAGGCACAAGACTTAAAATTCACGACCGTGAATTTAGGATTATTAACGATGATTCCGTTGAAGCGGTGGTCGAAGACCCCCGTGGTATCCAACGTGCATGAGGTGAAATATGGATCAAACTGAATTTAAATTCCCTGATGAAAAAGCTTCTGAACAAACAAAACAGGCTAAGGACGATGCTGTTGAGTTTGAGATTGAAGTGGTCGATGACACCCCAGATACCGATAAAGGGCGTAAACCGCTTGAAGAGCCGGTTGGTGAAGTAACTGACGACGAACTTTCTAAATATGACGAAGGTGTTCAGAAGCGAATTAAAAAACTGTCGCACGGATACCACGATGAGCGTCGGGCTAAAGAAGCCGCCTTACGTGAACGGGAAGAGGCTTTAAGGTTTGCTCAACACATTATTGATGAGAATAACAGCCTTAAAAAGAATCTTGGGGATCACACTACGCTTCTTGTAGGCACAGCTAGGCAAAATGCTGAGTTCGCATTAGAACAAGCAAGGTCTAAATACAAAGCTGCATATGATGCCGGGGATGCTGATCAAATTGTCGCCGCCCAAGAAGAAATGACGCAAGCCAAACTTCGTTTGGATAAAGTAGAAAATTTTAAGCCACCCCCTTTACAAGAACGCCAATTTCCTGTAAATATACAACCACAGTCCGTTCCAGAGAATAAAGCCGATCCCAAAGCGCTTGCATGGCGTGACGAGAATCAGTGGTTTGGGAGAAATAGGCTTATGACTGCCTTCACTCTGGGACTGCATGAACAATTGGTTGAAGAAGGCGTTGATCCATCCTCAGATGATTATTATGAGAGGATCAATAAAACCGTGCGTAGTAAGTTTCCCGAAAGCTTTTCTGGCGAGGAGAAACCAAAACGGACGAGCAGTAATGTTGTAGCCCCAGCAAGCCGAAACGTTGCACCTAAAAAAATCACGTTGACGCAAACTCAGGTTGCACTTGCTAAGAAGTTGAAGATTCCCCTTGAATTATATGCCCGGAAAGTGGCGGAAGGAATGACACAAAATGGCTGAGAATAAATTGGCTGAAGTTGCAAACCGCGTAAATCGCGAATTAGATACCCGCGCTAAAGATGAGCGTCCTCGCAGTTGGACACCTCCCACACTGCTGCCTGACCCCGCTCCAGAGCCAGGGTATAAATATCGTTGGATTCGCGTTTCTATGATGGGCCAATCTGATCCACGTAATGTGTCAACTAAACTACGTGAAGGCTGGGAGCCTGTTAAGGCTGAAGACCATCCTGAGATTTCTGGTTATTTAGATAATGACAACCAGCGTTTCAAGGACAACATTGTTGTCGGTGGCCTGATGCTTTGCAAAACCCCAACGGAGTTCGTTGAGCAACGCAATGACTTTTATCATAAGCAGGCTGATGCTCAAATGCGTTCTGTTGACAACAACTTTATGCGCGAGAACGATCCACGTATGCCTCTGTTTGCAGAGCGTAAATCGTCGGTGACATTCGGACGCGGCAATCAACAATCTAAGGAGTAATTCCAAATGGCTTACCCGACTGTAGACAAGCCCTATGGGCTAAAGCCGATCAATCTGATCGGTGGTCAAGTCTTTGCCGGAGCTACCCGTCAGCGCCGTATTGCATCTGGTGCGTCAAGCATTGGATTTGGTGACCCCGTTATTTTTGTCAACGACGGCACCATTGCAGTATCGACCTCGACGACTGCTGCTCCAGCAACAGGCTTTGCTGGTGTATTTCTTGGCTGTCAGTTTGTTTCTTCTGTGACAGGTCAGCCGACTTTCTCACAAGCATGGATTAGCGGCACTTCGGTAAAGGCAAACACCTTTATCACCGCATTCGTCTGCGAAGATCCAGACCAGCTTTTCCAAGTCGCTGTAGTTACAGGCACAACGGTTGTTTCGACAACTTCAGGCTTGACCTATAGCGAAATTAACAACAACGTGGCATTGGTGGCTAATACCTTGAACACCGTTTCGTACGATTCCCAACAGGCTATCCTGTTGAGTTCCGCTGCTGTGACGGCTTCTTTGCCGATTCGTATTGTTGATTTGGTGCCGGATACGGCGTTTACTTATAGTGGCACTGTTTACTACCCAGAGGCAATCGTTAAGTTCAATATGCCGAACATTACCGGTTCTACCTTCCTTGGTGGTCATGCCTACTACAACCCAACCGGACTGTAAGGGGAAACTTAAATGGCTATTTCACGCGCACAATTACTGAAAGAGCTGCTCCCCGGCCTGAACGCCCTGTTTGGTCTGGAGTATGCGAAGTATGGCGAAGAGCATAAGGAGATCTACGAAACGGAGACTTCCGAGCGCTCATTTGAAGAGGAAACCAAGCTGTCAGGCTTTACTGCTGCCCCTGTGAAGAACGAAGGTGCTGCAATTGCTTATGACAACGCGCAAGAAGCTTGGACTGCTCGTTATACGCACGAAACCATTGCATACGGCTTTTCAATCACTGAAGAAGCGATTGAAGATAACTTGTACGACAGCTTGTCTGCTCGTTATACAAAAGCCCTTGCACGGTCTATGGCGTACACCAAGCAGGTTAAAGCTGCTGCTGTATTGAATAACGGGTTTGCCGCTACTGTGACTTACGGTGATGGTCAGCCCCTGTTCTCAACAGCACATCCGCTGGTTTCTGGTGGTGTAAACAGCAACACGACCGCTACGGGCGTGGATCTTAACGAAACCTCGTTGGAAAATGCAGTGATTCAGATTGCTGCATGGACTGACGAACGTGGACTTTTGATTGCTGCTAAACCCCGCAAGCTTATTGTTCCTCCTGCTTTGATGTTCGTGGCAACCCGCCTGTTGGAAACCGAACTCCGTGTCGGTACTAACAACAACGACATCAACGCCCTGAAGAACAACGGTTCGATTCCCGAGGGTTACACGGTTAATCACTTTTTGACCGATACAAACGCTTGGTTTTTGACAACCGATGTTCCTAATGGCTTGAAGCATTTTGTACGTACACCGTTACAAAATTCAATGGATGGTGATTTCGACACCGGAAACGTTCGCTACAAGGCTCGTGAAAGATACTCGTTTGGAGTGAGCGATCCGTTAGGTATCTACGGTTCGTCCGGAGCCTAATACCAATAAAATCAAGTACTTAGCTTGGTTTGGAAGCCGCCGCAAGGCGGCTTTTTCTTTGTTTGTTGACATTGTTGGTTCCTTGCGGTACATTACGGTTATGGCTTTGTAACGGAGGGAACATGGAACAAGTCATTTACAAAAT